TGCATTTCTGCGAAGTTGCTTAAGGCCGTTCCACTCAAGCCAGTCTAGATTCCAAGCAGCCCACTCCGGATCTTTGTCTTTTCTTGGCAAAAACTGTAAAGGCTGAGTAATAGAACCCATCCTATTATACTCGGCTTTTTTGCCGGATTTCATTTGTAATGCGTTGAGTACTTGCATGGTATATTATCTTATATTTTTAAAAGGATTTCTGACTGGTTTAGCATCATTCATAACTTTACTACCCCCTCCAATATGCCTGAAGGGATTGTTAGTAAATTTATATAAATTTTCTGATTTGGACAAGTCTTTTTTATCAGTAGTATCTAATCTCTTTTTGATACCTCTATTTGCTTCTTGAACTTTTGCAAAAGCTATGAGAGCTCCTAGTGCAATTAATCTATCTACATTGAGTCCTTCCCTGTATTGTTGCATCTCAACCATAACCATCTTATCAGGAATTCTCTCAATACCATAAACTACTTTAACTACCTTACCTTCATCTGTGGTTACTTCTTCTAAAACTTCTTTACAAAAGTCTATTAGGTAAGGTAAGATGTGGGCCCGGAATATTGTTCCAGTATTTCTCCATCCATACTCCTGGTGATAAGTTTGAACATTATCAATGTCTTTTCTGAAAGTAATCTGACTCTTGGGAACTAAATACTTTTGTTTTTTTTGCTTGATCATGTGAGTTATAAAGCCGGGGACGTTGCTCTCAACAAGGGTCCAGGCATTATACCATTCAATCATGTTCTCTAATCTTTTATGAGTCTCATTGATATCATCAAATCTTCCACACCAGCTGGCTACAATTTTATCTTGTTCTATGTATGTAGATACATCTACACCATCTTGTCTAGTTACTTCAATAGGAATCTTATAAATAAAGATAGAGCATAAGGATTCTGATGTTGTAGTTTTACCTTGTGACACGGGATCTATAGATGCATAGTATGTACCCCACTCAGCCTTTAAATCTGGTTTTTCATACATTACAATTACACCACTTTTATCTTCAGCATTCTTCTCTACTGGAAACTTTGATACAGGAAGCTTTTTACTTTTTTCTATAACCCATACACCTTGCGCATTCCTAGATAAATCTATAAATTCTGTATGGTATTCTTTATCTTCAATTCTTCTCTTCTGAGCAGCAACTAAATGACTAGGAAATAAGGATACACTTCTTGTTGCAAAGGCCTCTTCAATATTGCGCGGATGCTGAGATACTTCTAATTGATAATCCTCAGGTGCTAAATCTTTTTTAATTTTAGCAAAATATTCATCAAGCATTACAAGAGCCTTTTCTACTTCAGAGTTACCAAACTTATCTACACAAGGTGGCATTGACCACTGCTCTGGAATAAATAAACCAGTTCTTCCTACCGTCCCTCTCTCATCTAGAAGATTAGAGTTAACATAAAATATCTCATTAGCCTCAGGAGTCTGAATCATTTTTCTTAAAGGCTCACACTGTTCTAAGTCACCCACGGATCCAGCTGCTATAAAAGTACCAGTTGTAATCATACCTGATTTCAAAGCAGGCTTCATGTATCCATAAGTAAACATCATGTCCGGAGCAATCCCGGCTTCTTCATGAAAGAAATAAGTACAGGGTCCACCTACACCGGCTGTTGGATCTTGCTCAAAGGATGTTCCTTTAATAACACCTTTTAAACCTCTTAAGGTTTTTCTTGTAGTTCCTGGAATAGTTGTTTCAATTTGTTGTTGCCAGTCAAGAACCTTACCTGGATTCATAGGCCGGTACCAAGCTGTATTCTCATCTAAGAAGTTTCTATACTCTGCTAAAAATCTCCAAGTATCTTGTACATAAGCTTTAAGACTTGCTCCCATTTTTAGAATAGGAGTTTGTTCAAACCAGATCTGGTTAATCAGTTTAGCTGCATGAAAATACGAAGAGGCTATCTGCCGTTTCTTAAGAATAGCAGCATGCTTATAAAACAATTCAGCTAAGATCTCATAAAGAGCTAAGTGATATTGAGCATCGCGTATATCAGGGAAAGCAAACTTTCTTATTTCTTTGTTGTTGATAGGTAGGAAGTTTATCCACATATAGTACTCACGCGTGAGGTACCAGGTCTTCTTCTTATTCTTAAAGATCACACCTTTTCTACATCGCGCATTCATCTCATCCCAATAAGTAATATAATCTTTACTTCTTACAGGAGCTGGTGTATAAAATCCTTGCGCGTTATACTTAGCAGCTTCTTCATTAAATATGAAAGATGTTTCATCAAAATCATATTTACCTGGTTCTTTAAATACAGATAAAACTAGATCTCTAAATTCTTCTCTAGTATCAAAACTGGTAGTAGTCCAAACACCATTATCCCAAGTGGGTATATCTGTATAGAAAAATTTATCCATTATTTCTGATCATAAGCTAGTTCTCCACCACCGCGAGTTCTTGTTTGTTGTTCTTCTTGAAGATCTTTATAAGCTCCTTTAAATGAGTTACGGATTCCATCAAAGTTCTTAGCAGCACTCACCAGGGAGTTGATGTTTCCATCCCGTCCATGAGATACAGGAGTCTTCTCCATGTAACTTGCTAATCTATCTAGCATAGCACTGATACCTCTGAAGGCTCTAACAGTAGGGGTTTCATACATCAATGTGCACTTACCTAATGCTGTAATTATCATATCTTCCTCAGGACTAAATTCTGCGCGAATATCTTGCAAGATAATATACTCCTTCTCATCAATAGGCATATTAAAGTATGGATTAATTTCAGGATTAGGACAGGTCATGTAAAAGAGATACGCGTATATGCTTAGATGTTGTGCAGGATGCGCATCCATAATGTCTTTAAGAAATCCTAAAGTGTAACAATGTTCTGTAGGAATAATCTTCCCATTTTGTAAATCAAATAGCTTTATCATCTTTGTTGGTTTTAATCTCTTCACAGAAGAGTTTCTTTTCTTGTGATTCATCAAATAAAGGATCAGGTATAAAAGTAACTGTTATATTTTCACCCTTTATTGTTACAGCTTTTTTCTTTTCAAAGAAAGCCTTATGTTGATATTCATCTTCACTCATAGTCATCTTTTTCTAAATTTAATATGAATACCTACAAACAGTATAGTAATATACATATCACTATAATCAGTCCATGGAAAACCTACTCCTACACATAGGCCAGGAAAGGTTGTAAAAGTTATCTTAGGTATTCTCATTTTGGGTTATTTTTAAGATGATCAATCATAGCTATTACTTCTGATTTCAAATAAGGCACCTCATAAGGAACTACAGTCTTCACAATAGGATTTCCGGAAGTATCTTTTTTTACAATAGGGTAACCAAACTCATCCTCACCATCCTTCTCAAATATAACATGATGAAGCATTTGCTTTCCAACTTTATACTGAGGATTATGTTTAAGAATAATATACATATAGGTACTTAATTGTAAAGCATAATGGTTAAAGTTACAATCATCTAGATGAGATAAAGGCCCAGTCATCTTCTGAGACTTACCCTCCCAGTTTACAAAACTATTCTTTTTGATCTCTTTATTAGTTTTGTAATCAATAACATCTACTACACCTTTTACTACTTCAACTCTATCTGATTGTCCACACACACCTGCTGACTTCAAATATACAAAATGTTCAGGATAAATCCCTTCTGTTAATCTTTGGTTAGGTGCATATTTAATTCCACCTTCCCAAATTGGTTTAATAATAGCAACAGCTACACCCGATCTCTGAATAGTATCAATGCTTGTAATGTCTGCTTCTCTCTCATCATGATACCATGAACCGGCTGTTACTGCACGATCACCTTCACCTGACCAGATCTCTTGAATCTTTTTAGGATCTATACCAAACCACTTAGAATTTTTATTTTTAGATGACTTAATAGATTGGGCAACAGGATCAAACTTTTGCTTGAACTGTCCTACAAAACTAGTTACGCTTACCCAGTCTATCCTTTCATTAGGATCTAAGCTCTGATATTTGTGATTTCCCGCTGTAAATGTTACTGACATGTTGAATTGATTTTTGAGTTGATATTGTTTCTATAAGGATCTCTGCAAAGGTTAGATCTTCTCCTGCTGGAGAATCTATCATATCCATAATTCTTTTTTGCTCTGCTAAATCTACTTTGCCTTGTTTATATAAATCAGCAAGATCTAGCCTAAGCGCATTTCTTTTGTAAGAGTTATCACCCCACATAAGCTGACGCTCCGTCTCAATAGCTATTTGAGCTAGATGTTGTTTTTCTCTTTCAGCTATCCAGGTGTTCATATTCATTTGTTACTCTTTTGCTCCATCATAATTATTGCTAAGTTAATACTCTCAGCATCTTCAGATGCTATAAGTTTATTTAATCCTTCAAATTCGTCTAGCTCTATTTTATTATCTAAAATAAGATGATGTCTGAAGTTTTCTGCAAACTGTCTTACATCCTTTATTACAGGATCTTTTAGAGTATACTGTGTGTTCATTTGTGATATTCTTTTGCTTCTTTCTGTTTATTACTCATAGTTCTACAGCTTTCCATTTAGGACCATCAGGATGTGGACATTCAGAATCCATAGATCTTAATTTCATAGCTAAGCTACAACCACAAATACCACAACAAGGTTGAGTACCAGTGATTACACATTTTGATCCTTGTGGATCTAGTTCTGGGCAAGTACTGCAGATCTTCATTCTTTTATTATGAATCTTCTCTACAGGTTCCTTCTTGATCAGACTGTTTAGAAAGCCCTCCCATATCAGGGCTTTGTTCTTCCATATTGTTTTTATTATTTCTAGCATCTCTTATTGCTTTAAATTTTAATTCAGTTTCTTCTACTGATTTTTTAACCAGATGAAGTTTAGCTATTCTTTCTTCTAAATCTCTTTTTACTATATGCTCTGTAAACTTGCCTTCCATTCTGCTTATATGAAGTTTGTACTTCTCTACTGTTTCATCTATTTTCCAATGCTTAACTTTAAAAACTCCTAGATTAGGAATGCTTATGTTATCATAATCTAAAGCTGATATATGTTTTCTAACCTTAGCCCAGTAAAAATCAATTATATCATTTACTAGATTCTCCGGTAAACCTAAGTCTTCAGCTGTAGGTTTTTTAAAATCCTTAGCTTTCTTGGGTACCAATATGATACATTTTAAAGTTTAACAATATATTACCTTCTTCTTGAATACTCAGTTCAGGATTTAATTCAATCATTTTACTATGACTTAATGTATCCTTATTTATAAGATTAAAGTTACGCATCTTAGCAATACAGTTTCTTACAGTTTGTGGAGTTTTGAATATAGCCTTTTGGTAAGGTAATTCTGTGTCTCTATCTCTCTGATCCGCTGCACAAGAAGCATTACAAAAGTCTGAAAGCTCAGCCTTTTTATTAAGGCCGAGCAATGTTAGACAAGTTAAGTCAGCTTCACTGATTACAATCTTATGAGTATAGCAGTATAGCATAATTTGGAATTTAATAATATCATCCAAAGACATGCTTATTTTTTTTTCTACTACATTAAACTTAGCCATGTTGGTTTGTTTTGACTATTATGATTTCTTTAGTTTTCTTTCTTTAGTTTCTTCAGGTTCTTCAGGTTCTTCTGGCGGGTTTGCCATTTGTGCTTGACGTATAATCATCTCCATCCTCTTGGCGCGAGATTGCTCAATGTCAGCCATTAGTTTTTCATACTCAGCTTGTGCAGTGAGTAATTCAACTTGTAATTTGTAAAAGTTTAATGCTTTGATGCGGTTAGCTTCTAGCTGTTCTGATGTTAGTTTTTCAGCTTGAGGCTCAGTGTTGGTTTCTTTTGCCATAGTATATGTTTTAAATTTAAACAAATATACTATTAAAGTTTAAACTTACCAAATTTATACTTTAAAAGTTTAACTCCTATCTTCTAGATAATATCAGAATGCCTGTGAGTGCAGCTGTTGAACCAAACAGCCATTTTCTATGTTTCTTTAATTTTGTTACATCTTTCTCTAGCTTAGCAATCTTTATAGAATCTAAGACCATTACCTGAGCTTGACTATCCATGATTATGCTATCTGTATAAATAATGTCTCTAAGATCTTTAATATAAATACTATCTTTTGAAATGATTGAATCACATGTGCTTACAACCATAGGTAGAATGCTATCACAAGGAATAGAGTCATGTTGGATTATAGTTTTAATCTTAGTTCTCCACTTAGTTATGTACTCTAGTCTTACAGAGTCATTACTATTAGCTACAAGCTTTAAGCTATCGGCTATTCTATTTTGATTTCTTATAGTTGTTTTTAGACTGTCTTTAAGATGATCAGTTTCTACAGCTTTAGTATCATCACACTGCCTGGTTAGTAATCCAAACATTATAACAACAGCAGCTATAAGGCTTACCTTAATCCAGTCAAAAGAATATTTTTTTTCTGTCATTACTTCTTAAGCATTTTAATAAAGAGCCTGAACATACTTTGTCCAGTTATTTTTTCTATATTTTCATCTATACTAAGTAACTCACTATAAACAATATAGCCAGCTATAATCTTGGTGGCAGGAACGTCTGGAAAAAACTGTCTTTGTATAACATGTGATACTAGTACAGCTACACCATATATTATAAACTTAGGAAATATAGTTCTGAATTTTCTTGATGTTATAGGCTCACCTTGTTTATAAGCAGCAGTCATTGCAGCTATGGTATCCATAGTAACAAAGAATCCTACTAATAATAGTATACTATAAACTGGTTGAAAATAAACTACAAGTGATCCTAGTAATGCTAATAAGTGTTGCTTAATTGTTCCCACTTTCTTCTGTATTGTGCTTTTTATTAATCCACTTATCTACAGAGGCTATACCAAAACAAGCTATTGTTATAACTTGGAATGAGTTGAAGATAAACTCATTAACCAGTAAAGGTCTATTAACTATTCCTGTGCCTATATCTACAAAGGCAAAAAGGATCATTACTATAAAGGCTATAAAGCCTACTACTGCTTTTTCATTGATGCTGTTGTTGTCATCAAACATTGTCCAAAACTTTTTCATTGTGCTGTGTCTTTTTTAATTGTTGATATTACTTTTTGTAAAAATGTTCTTTTTTTCTTTTTTACTTCACTAGTTGTATCTGCTAATACAGCTTTAACTTCTTCAAGCTCAGCCTTAGTTTCTACAAGTTCTTTTTTAAGACTTGTGTTTTCTTTCTTCATTGCTTTAATCTCTGTTACTTTTTTCTCAACATGTTCTGTGCTTATTAAAAGAGTAGAGATTTTTTCTGAAATTGAGTCTATTCTAGTTGTGTCAAGTAAAACAACTGTATCCATTACAAAAGCTTCTTCTACTTTTGGAGCAGAATTATCTTGACAAGAAGAGAGTATGACCAAACTGATGATTATTAACTTTTTCATTTTATCTGATTTATTTCATTTAACACTTCTAATCTAGCTACTGAAATAGCCATAACACTATCAGCTCTTCTAAGTCTTTCTGTTTTCTGATCAAGCTTTTTTTCTAGAGCTTCTACTTTAACACCACAGTCAGTATACTGAGCTTTGTACTCTTTTGTTTGAGCTTGGTAGCTAGCTTTGTTGTCATAGTAAAGGTAGCCTAC